ACCGCAACGATTTCGCCCACGCTGTCATCGCCGGTGTCGATCAGGCCGATTTGCTTGACGAGGTTTTTCAGCAGGTTTGCGTCGGCTTCGACCGTCTTTTGATTCCCGGTCGGGATCGACGGGATGATGCCAGTCGGCTGCTTGTTCGCCGCGCCGGTGCCTTTCAGGATCGCCTGATCGAGCGCTTTGGCGATGGCGCGGGCGATCTTCCGCGTGACGTAGGCGTCCAGGTTGATGATGCTGTCCTGCAGCAGATAGTTATCGACGAACGTTACCTTACCGACTTTGAACCCGTCAAAGTCGATGTTCGTGATCGTACCGACATCACCGGTCGGCAGGGCGGCGGATTGCTCGATCCACGTTGCCGGCGTCGTGTCGGTGTCGATCAGGATGCGGGCCGTACCCTTCACCGGGATTCTTTCGACCAGCGGATACAGCGTCGTGAAATCACCCATGATGTCCATGATGCGGTTGATCACGACATCCGGGATTGTCAGTTCGGCGCCGGCAACCGCCCGCAGGTTGCGGAACTTCTCGTAGAATTCGACAACTTCACTACGGCGGTAGTATTCGCCGGTTTTCAGCAGCTCGCGGACATGAAGTCTGTTCATTTCAGCACCTCTTTCGCTTTCGTTGGATTTGGAACGGACCGAATTGGCCGGTTCCTTCGCGTTGAGTTGCTCGAGCTCATTTTCGAGCTCGGCGATCTCGCCTTGGAGCTTCGATTTCTTCTGCTCGAGCTCTCCCTTCTGCGCCTCGAGCTTCCCGACTTCCTCCTCCACGGCGGCCAGTTCCTCGTCGGTCTGGGCTTCCGTGGCGGCCGCTTCCAGCGTTTCGCTGCGCTTTTGCAGCTCCTCTTCCTGGATCAGGAGCTCCGCCAGCGCATTCTTGCGCTGCTCAACCTTCTTGCTGATCAGCAGTTGTCTGAGTGCCAATGTTTCTCACCCTTTCGATGATTTTTTGTCGCCGCGCCTCAAGCAGGCGGGCGCGGTGCTCTTCGACTTGTTGCTTGCGGGCCTGCACCCCGGTGTCCTCGTAGGCCGGGAAGGTGACGACGCTGACCTCGTGCAGATCGACCTCGCGGATCGTCCACTTCACGGAGCCGTCTTCGCGCCACTCCGTGTCTTCGCGGACAATATTAAACCCGAACGAACACTGGTCCACGTCCCCGCGCTTGACGCGCTCGTAAAGGTTCATAGCATCCGTATCGTTCGGGTTGATCTTGATCTGGCCCCACAGCCCATAGCTGTCTTCGCGAAGCTCCAGCGTCCCGGCTTTGTTCCGGCCGAGCACCAGGCGTGTCTCGTGGTTGATCAGCGCGCGGATGTCGTTCGACAGCGTGTTCGCGAACGCGCCGGGCGCGATCTCCTCGTGCGCACCCGGCCAGAGCTCCGTCTCGCGGCCGAACACCGCGAAATAGCCTTCGATGACCAGATCGCCGCCGTCACCCTCCGCGCGCGTCTTGAGCTCAGTCCGAAGACTCCGCGTCTGCCGCTGCTCCCTGCTCATCCGTCATCACCTCCCTGCTGGAGTTTGGATTGATCGCCGATCATGCCGCGCGGAATGTAGTTCTCCAGGATGACCAGCTCATCCAGTCCTTCACGCGGCGACAGGCCGACCCAGTCGCGGACCTCGTTGCCGTCCATCAGGCCGCGAACGTACAGGTTTTGCCCGATGTCGGCAAGCTCTTTCAGGTCGTATGCGTAAAGGCTGCGGGCGGACAGGCGGAAATATAAGTCCGGCGCATAGAGTAGTTTGCTGGTAAGTTCCTGTCCGATAACCGTTGCAATCGAAGCAATGCGCGTTCGGATGAAATTGTTAACCTCGTCCTTTTTGAAATCGCCAACGCCAACGAAAAACGGCGGCACGCCGATCATGGCTGCCACCGTTCGTTTGTCAATCTGGACGCTTTCATGAATTGCGATGTCTTCCAGTGTGAGTGGCTTCACCGTATCAATCCGAATGATCCCATCCGGCAGAATCCACGGCTTCCCGCTCTGACCGCTGCCGATGTAACGTTCGATCAGCTTGTCGCGCTCTTCTTCGCTCGAGAATTGGCTCGAGTCCGCATCGACCATCACGATCACGCTCGGTCGCCACTTATCCCCCATGAAGGCGTTCTTCGTCTTCGCCGCCTGCGCGAGATTCGCCACGACATCTTTGAGGATCAGCCGATACCCGCGACCGCGCCACGGTTCCTGCGGTTCAGGGTTGATCCGAAAATGCAGAATCTCGTCGTGGTTGTATGTGCGGCCGTTGATCATTACCTGATAGCCAGTTGCCAGCCCAATCGCGTTCTGTTTCGGCGGCAGGATCGTGACCATATGCGCCGGAACCGGGATGAGCTCGTCGATCAACCCGTCACGGAACTGAGGGAAGACAAAGGCGTTGCCGTCGCCCTCAAGGAGCATCGTGTGAACGATATGGTAGAGCCACGCCTTTCGTGTCATCAGCGAATACGGCTCAATGTCCACTTTTCGCGAGAGCTCATTCTGCACCCGCTCGTGACCTCCGGCGACATTCCGCATGAGGTGGATGGTCATGTTACTGACCATGTCTGCGATCCGATCCACCGCCATGCGCACCTCGGGATTCTCAGACAGCCGCACGTACCCGGCCGGCAGCGTCAGGTCTTCACCTTTGAGCCAGTACCCGAGCAGGTCACCGCCGGAGCTCCGCTGCTGGGTCGGCTGTCTCGCACGCTGTTTCTGTCGTTTACTCACGCCGACGATTCACCACCTTTCAGCCAGTTTTCTTGCGCCTTCGCCTGGTCGGTGTCCTCCAGATATCGCACACATGCAAAAACCGACGCGTCGAATAGGTCGATTCGTCGGTTCTCGCTGATTTTTTCGTATTGGATCAAGTCGTCGGTTTTCTCGATGCCGTGGACGTTCTGTACGCAGTATTCATAGGCGTCTGAGTGCAGGTAGTAGAGCTTTCCGAGCTTCGCCTTCTGCTCGATTCGGCGGAATCCCATCGACTTGCGCCAGAAATACTGCGGCTCGTCGACCAGTTTGAAACCGGCTTTCTTCGCATCCCGGAAAAACTCGGTCGAGAACTTCCGGTCGAAACCAATCTGCTTGATGCGGAAACCTTTCTGCCGCATCTCCCTGAACCACTTCACGATCTCGGCGTGATTCGTAACAGCCGAGTTCGTCATGGTGAGCCATCCGTCATCCTTCCAGCCGAAGAGCGGAATGCCGTCCTCCTCGGCCTTGGTTGTCGCCGCGACGATCGGGAACCAGGCGTGCGTGATGACGATGCCGACGTCCTGGTATTCTCCATACAGCGCGGCTGCCGTGAGATCGTGCAGTTTCGCCAGGTCGGCCCCGCCATACCAGTTGATCGGCAGCTTCGCGAGCTCCTCCAGCGTCCAACTGTATTTGCGGTCGGACAGCCGGAACTCGTGGACATCGAAATAGGCGTTCATCGCTGCCGTGTAAACGTTCAGAGACTTCGCCAGAAAATCCTTCCGCTGCTGCGGGTCGTTCTGGGCTTGCAGCGCGTCGTTCAAGATGTCCTCCGGCCGGATCGTCACGCCGTAGTTCGGGTTCGCTTTCTCATGCTGGATCGGGTTCGTGTAGTCGACGTTCCCGCGCTCGTCCTCATCGGCCTTCGCGATAAACACGAAATACTGTTCATCCCGCACGGTTTTGTCCAAGACCTTTTTGCAGTACTGGAGACGCTGGTAACAAAACGACGACATATCGTCGCCGGCCGTCGTGATGCCGATCATGAGCTTGTTCGTGTATGCCTTCATGGCCTCTTTGATGATGTTGTACTGCTTCGGCCGGGTGTAAGCATGCAGCTCGTCCGCGATCGCGATATTACAGTTCAGCGAGTCCTGCCGGTCCGGGTTGGCGGCCAGCGCCTCGATGTAGATTGACCCGTCACCGAGGTCGCCGCTGATGCTATGTTCCTGGTTGTTGTTCAGGATCCGGAAGTTTTCTTCTTCACCCATCCGTTTGAGGTTAAAGAGGATAAACTCAAACGCCTGTTTCGACTGCTTGAGCGCGTGCGCCGTGATGTAAATCGTGGCGCCGGATTTGCGACTGAGCAGCGCGAGCGCCCATGCCAGCGCGGCCACCAGACGGGTCTTGCCGTTTTTCCGGGGAATGAAAATAAACGCCTCTTTGTATCGGCGTTCATTTGTCCCCGCCTTCCAAAAGCCGAGCAA